TCCGCCAGCTATGTGAAGAAAGCACAGCAGACCCCCTACGGCCTGTTCCCCACGGAGTGCGGCGGCAGCGAGGCTACCTACGACTGCGACTATCATTGGGTGAACAACACCATTACCGCCGTGCCGTTTGTCGGCGGCCGCTGCCTCAACGGTGCGCGCTGCGGGCGCTCCCTGGACGTCGACGACGTGGCTGGCCATGCGTTTTGGTACGTCGGCGCGTCGCTGTTCTTAAAAAATCCCTCTTAATAGGGGGTGTGGGGGATTTATCCCCCGCATGGGCGGAACGCCCATAAATAACTGACTATGGGAATATGTTTCACGAAAACCGTGCTTTTTTGGTCCTTCGCCCCCGCCGTGCCGATTGTCGGCGGCAACTGCAACAACGGTGCGAAATGCGGGCGCTACCTGAACGTCAACAACGTGGCTGGCAATGCGAATTGGAACATCGGCGCGTCGCTGTATCTTCCCCTTATATCATGGGTATCCGCGCAAGCGGTGATATATCCACAATGTGAGCTTATTTCCACAGCCCTTGCTGAAAATTAACCTGTTAAGAGGCACGGCTGGTAAGCGCCGAGGAGCGCCCAACGTCGTGTAGGGGATAAGAAAGGGGCAACCTCTTGAAAAGCTATAACGGATTGTATGCGCGAATGCTGGACCGCGCAGAGGCGGAGGCAGCCATTGTGGAGGCCGCCCGCTATAAGCGGAACCGGCCCAGCGTGGCTATGATCCTGGAGAACAAGGCTGCAAAGGCGGAGGAAGTCTGCCGGAAGCTGGAAAGCGGAACATGGAAACCGCCCCAGCATAAGAAGCAGCTTCTCCGGGAGGGCAGCCACAAAAAGGAACGGGAGATCGTGAAGCCCCGTTTCGACGATGAACAAATCGTACACCACCTGTTGATGCGGCAATTCCGGCCCATCGTACAGGCGCGGCTATACCGATATGCCTACGGTTCCCTGCCGGGCAGAGGGCCGCATGATGCGCTCCGCGTAATGAAGCGCTGGCGGGATGGCTACGACGGAAAGCGATTCTACTGTTTCGAGGGAGATGTGCGGAAATTCTACGACAACGTAGACACGGGCCTGCTGAAAGAGAAATTGCGCCGGAGAATCCGGGACAAGCTCTATCTGCGGGAGCTGGAAAAGGTCATTGACACCGCCGCTCCGGGGCTTCCGAAAGGCTACTACCCCTCGCCGTGGCTGGCGAATTTCTACATGGAGGAGTTCGACAACTACATCGTGCAGGTGTTGAAGCCGGACCACTATTTGCGCTACATGGATAATCTTTTCATTTTCCACCGCAACAAAAAGGAGCTGCACCGCATTGTCCGTCAGATTGACGTGTTTCTGCGGGAGCGCCTGCGGCTGGACCTTAAACCCGATTGGCAGGTATACCGATTCGAGGGCATGAACCGGCGCACAGGAACCATCGGCGGGCGGGCGGTCAACGCCCTGGGTTTTATTATCCACTACAACCGCGTGACGGTCCGCAAATCCATTCTGAAAAGGACGCGGGCCAAGGCCAACCACATCTATAAACGGAAGCGGTACACGCGGCACGATTCGGCCTCTATGGTGAGCCGGGTAGGGGCTTTCCGGCACGCAAACGCCTACGGCTACTACCTGCGCTGGATAAAACCAAAGGTATCTATCCACTACTGCAAGCGGCGGCTTTCTGCCCTTGCAAGGCGTGAGCAGAAAGGAGCGAAAAGAGCATGACTGATTTCAGAACCATTCACGATAGCCGCGTGGAGCAGCCTGCGGCCATCGACACCACCAGCAGTGCTACCACCGTTTACGAGCGCAAGAACATTCGACAGGAGGCCACCACTATGGAAATGGGCGGCGATCCTGTCCAGATTATGGAGTGGGTTTATGAGCAGCGGGAGTACACCCAGGAGGAATACGCTGCCATGCACTCCCCGGCTACCCAGACCATCATGCAGGCGATCAGCGACCTGGAACTGTCCGTCGCTATGATCGGCATCGAGTAAGGAGGAGCGAATATGAGCGCGAAATATGAAATGCTGGCCGAAAAGTGGGCCAGAGGCTATATCACCAAAGCAACCCTGCGCGGCTGGGTGAAGCTGAACGACAAGAAGCCTGGCGCTGGCATCACCGCCGAGGAGTACGAGCAGATCACCGGCGAGGCCTACGCCAATGAATAATTTGCAGGTCATTGAGGGCCTTTGCAAGGTCTGCACGCTGCAAGCTGATATTATCCGGGGCCTGGCCTCCTCTCTTTCGGAAGAGGCCGCCCTGGCTCATTCTGGGCTTATTGAAGAGGCTGCGCGGCAGTACCGGGAATTGACAGGAGAGGAGTTGAACCCCTGTGAAACTGAAAGAGGCAATTAAGCGCGCCGACGCTCTGCGCCCCAATGTAATCCCGGAGGAGCAGAAAGCGGCGTGGATTTACGAGCTGGAGGGCAAGCTGGCGGAGATGCGCGGGCAGAAACCTCCCGCCAAGACGTGGCCTGACGACTGCGATCTGGCTATGCCGTACCCCTGCGACAACGTGTATGAGCTGTACCTGTGCGCCATGATCTGCTTTGCAAATCAGGAAACGGCCCAGTACGCAAACGACATGGTGGTGTTCAACGCTGCCATGAGTGAGGCGCGGGCATGGTGGAGGCGGAACAACTTGCCTCGCCAGACTGGAAATTGGAGGGTGATGTAGTATGCTGACGCTCCCTAAGCTCCCCTACACCGTCCAGAAAAACAAGGCGGAGATTGTCACTCTGCGCGGCATCAACTTCTCTGACAACTTCCAGGACGGCGATCTGGCAGCGTGCGAGAACCTTTCCGCCCGCCGGTTCCCGTATATCACCACGCGGGAAGCTCGCGTGAAACAGGAGGCCTACGCCAAGGCTTCTGCAATCACTTCCTGGGAGAAGTTGGTTGTGGTGCAGGGTACGGACCTCCTCTTTGACGGCCAGAAAGTGGGAACCGTGACCGCAGGTGCAAAGCAGTTCGCTGTGGTTAACACGAAAATGGTTATTTGGCCGGATAAGAAGTATCTGGACATCGACAGCCTGACGCTGAAAGACCTGGGCGCGAAGCTGACCGGCACCGGCGCGAAGTTCACCACCAACACCATGACCGTTACTGGCTGGGCCGATCTCACCACACTTTTCAACGTGGGCGACACCGTTACCCTCACCGGCTGCACGGCGCAGTCTGGCAACAACCGGGATTACACTATTAAGGCCCTGACAGCTACGGTTATGACCGTTTCCGACAACGCCTTTGCTGAGGCTTCGGAAACTGCGGCCCTGACGCTGGAACGTAGAATCCCGGACATGGACTTTATCTGCGAGAGCGAAAACCGGCTGTGGGGCTGTTCCAACGACGCGCGGACGATCTACGCCTCTGCGCTGGGCGATCCCACCAACTTCTACACCTACGAGGGCCTTTCCACAGATGCGTATGCACTGGCAGTCGGCTCCGAGGGAGATTTCACCGGCTGCTGTAAACTGTCCACCAGTGTTCTTTTCTGGAAAGAGAACGCTCTGCACAAAATGCTGGGCGGATTCCCTGCGGAGTACAGTCTTTACACCTACAACATTGAAGGTCTGCGCAAAGGCTGCCACGGCAGTTTGCAGGTTATCAACGAAGTTCTGTTCTACATGGGCATCCACGGCGTTTACGCCTACTCTGGCGGTACGCCCTCTCTGATCTCCGCTGCATTTGGAGATAAGGACTTCACGGAGGCCGTGGCCGGAAATGACGGCGACCACTACTACCTGTCCGTAAAGGACGGCGAGGAGGCGGTTTTGCTGGTCTACGATACCCGCATGGGCATCTGGCTCCGGGAGGACAGCACCCGCGCCCTGGGCTTCGCCCGGATCGGCAAAGACCTCTATTTCCTGACGGACGGCGGCGAAGTCTGGCTGGCAGACGGAAACGCCGATGATCCTGACGTGGAGTGGTATGCACAGTTTACCCCGTTCTACGAAACCATTCAGGGCCGGAAGCGCTATTCCAAACTGCTGCTGCGCGTGGAGATGCCGAAAGGTGCATGGCTCCGGGCAGAGGTACGCACGGACGGCGGTATTTGGCGTGAGGCTGGGAAGATCGTGGGCCGGGAGCATGACAGCATCCCGCTCCGTGTGGCGATCAACCGTTGCGACCGCTTCGAGGTTCGTCTGAGCGGACACGGCCCCTGCACCATCATGACGGTGCTGCGAGAGTTCAATGTTGGGAGTGATGTGTAATGGCAGCAGTATTCCCTGAAAGCATGGACAAGCTGGACACCAACGACATTCCGGGAAGTCTGGCAAAAATCGACAGCTATATCCGCTACATGGTGGAACGAGTGGAGTTCTCCATGCGGAACATGACCCGCAACGTGTCGGAGGCAGGCGTTTCCAGCGCTGAAATGTATATCCTGCTGACGGCGTTGCAGAACAACCTTTCAGCCCTCACCTCTGCCGTCCAGGGCATTGCGGGAGATGTTAACGCTGTGAAGAGTGAGGTTTCCTCTCTGAAAACAGAGTTGTCCTCTGCCAATCAGGATATTAATGGGCTGTCGCAGTCTGTTGGCAGTATCAACACGGAACTGGCGACCGTGAAGCAAGGTGTCACCGCTATGCAGAGCGATATTTCCACAATCAAGCAGGATATTGCAGACCTGAAATCCCGCGTGAGTGCGCTGGAAAACCCCACAACATAAGGAGTGATTGAAAATGGCTAAAATCTGGAGAGATGATATTGACTATTCCAGCGAGCTTCAGCGCACGGACCTCACCCAGGCCCAGCGCAGCCAGCTGGAAACGGAACGCGCCGCCAAGATTGCAGACAAGTACGGAGGCGTGGAGCCGAACATGAGCGGCAGCAACGTCAAATTCTCCGACGTATATACCGGCTCCGGTGGCAAGGTTCTGGACAGTTCCGGCTCCCCTGTCAGCAGCGGCGGAAGCAAGACCAGTGACTACAAGGGTATCACCTACACCCAGAGTGACGGCGGCGGCATCTATGGTGTGCCGGTCATTGATTCCAAGCAGAAGAATTACACTCAGGGCGGCGTTACATACCAGGTAGGCGCGAACATGAGCCGCAGGCCCGACCTCGCGGGCAAAATCGCCATCAGCAACGGCTACACTGTTTTCTATGACGAGCTGGGCTACGCCACCAAGGCAATTAAGGGCGTTGCTGACTACACCCCCCATCAGGACTACTACGTGGAAAACGGCTCCTATTCCGGCGGCAATCTCTGGACTGATGAAGAGATGCTTATGCCGGAGGACCTTGCCCGCATCGAGGCGATCCGGGCGGGTATCGGCACGCAGTACACCGGCGACGAGGCAAACCAGCTTGCAAACCAGATCAGAAGCGGCTACGGCTACACCATCGACAAGGAGGGTAACGTGACCGACCTGCTGGGTAAGAGCCGTGCCGAGGCGTTCCGTGAACGGCTGGGCCTATCCAATGACCCCACCAGCCAGGAGCAGGCATACTTTACCTCTCTTTTGGAGCAGGCCCAGAACGAAGATAGAGGCGCGGACCTGTCTATCGACATTCTGAATCAGATTCTTTCCTCCGGCGGCGTTTCTGGCGGCGACTTCGGCGACAGCTCTGCACCTGAGTACGAGGGCAGCAAGTGGGACGCAGTTCTGGACGCGCTGGCGCAGCAGCTGGTGGACATGAACTATGAGGACTGGACCCAGGGAGACCAGTACGCTGCTCTGGCCCGCAGATACGGCCAGCAGGGTAAGATGTCCATGCAGGACGTTCTCGGCCAGATTGCCAGCCGCACGGGCGGCCTTGCAAGCTCCTATGCGACCTCCGTTGCCCAGCAGCAGTACAACGACTACATGGCAGACCTGGAAGCGGCTGCTATGGAGATGTACGGCGTGGAACGCGAGGAACTGCTGGACAATGCCCAGCTTGCCCGCCAGTATTCCGAGGATGATTACAACCGCTACCTGGACCGCTGGAACCAGTGGGCGGATAACCGGGACTTCCAGTACAACGCCTACCGCGACAGCGTGGAGGATCAGCGCTATGAGGATGAATGGGAATACGCCATGAGCCAGCAGGAGAAATCCGACCTCGCGGACATTGCGGATACCCTCGCTGCGCACGGTGACTTCTCCGGCTACAAAGCCCTTGGCTATACCGACGAGCAGATCGCCGGTATGACCGCCGACTATCAGGCCCAGCTCGCGGCGAAGAACACCAAGAAACCCTCTGACGGCGGCACTACTGCTACGCCTGACTACGACGGCCTCTTTGCGGCGGCCAGAGATTCCGGCTATCCCAAGAGCTTTATCGCCAACAACTACAAGAAGTACGGCTTCACCAGCTCCACCGGCCTCTACGACGAGTACGGCGACTGGGACGACGGTAGCGCGGAGGAGGCTGCGCAGGCCAAGCCCACCACCAGCAAGGGCGGCGACTACTGGCTGGGTGACGGCTCTACCTCTGGTGGCAAAACCAGCCTGAACTTCGACCAGGACGAGGGTATCTTCACCTGGAACGGCAAGAACTACTCCGACGCAGATGTGCTCATGCGCGATATTGACGCTGCGGGCCTCACCGATACCGAACTGGACACCCTGAAGCGCAAGTTTGCGCTGTTCGGCTTCAACCTGTCTTAACGAGGAGATGTTTGTATGGCACTGAAACTGACACAGATTGGAACCGGCAAAACGTGGAGTTCTGCCAGCAAAAAGGACGAGGAAGAAAAGAAAACCACCGGGGCGGCTTCGGCCCCGGTGGCGAACAACACTCCGAAAACAACGTGGAAGTCGGGAAATCTCACTCTTACCAAGGTTGAACCTGCCGCTCCTGCTACCCCGCCTGTTTCGATGGTAGAGCGCGAAGAATCCGCCCCGCCGCAGGCGCAGAATCAGCCGAAAGAAAAGTATTCTTTCCTAAAGGGTGTAGGCGGTGTCCTGCAAAAGGGCCTCAGTCAGTTCGCACAAGCTGGCGGCAACACTCTGGCGTTTGCGGAAGATGTAGCGCTGGCCCCC